AATCAAAGTTCCGTGTATTTATCCACCATGACTGACAATAATCCGTACCTTGAAGTTCTGAAACTTTTTTCATAGCAAAATATACCTCTCTTGCTTCTTTATTTATTTCATTTCTTGTTTTCATATCTTTTCATAAATAATTAATATTACATTTTTCCTTTGTATGTCATGTCCCCAATTACGGCACATGGCATTAAAAATATCTTCAATCGGTTTGTTGTAAATAAGCAGCGATAAGCATTGTGCGATCGGGCTGTTTATCGGAATTACCGTTTTTTCAACTATCCGCACCAAAATGGGAGGATCATTAATCGTTTCCAGTACAGCTCCTTTTTCTAACCGCAATACCCAGTCATTCTTATACCAGCCATAAGGTACAAGCATTGCCTGTAATTTGCAGTCGGTATATAGATGCTCAATAATTTTGTTGACTTGCATAATACTCAGTTAATCCTCGGCAAATAAATTTCCATATTTTGAATCCCTGTGGGAAGTCGGTTGAATCCAATCGTAATGCTTCCATTCGCATATCCTCGATAAATTCCAGCATTTTGAGTTTCTGACCATTGAGTTTTATATGCTCATTACATTTTTCGTCACCGTAAAAGTAATCCTTAGCTAAATTGACATCAACCCCGATACCATCCTTCACACCTTTTCGGTAATAGACATTGGCGAGTGCAGCAGCTCCAGTTTGGATTGATTTACCTGCAACCTGAGCATCCATTAAAACCTTACCTGCGCTCGCACGTATTTTGATTAAAAACATGGTATTTAGCGCACAGTAAAATTCTAACTTTAACGCTTTTCCATCTTCGTCAAATATGAACTTATACTCGGAAGTTGGGTTATTTTCGTCAAGAAATTGTTGCGACATTTCAGCCGAATACAATTCCGCGCTATCTTTCACGCCCTTGCGATACATATACTCACAAAGGCGAGAGAAACAGCGTAGGACGTTGTATTTGTTAGGGATAGGGTGTAAGCTCATAAAACAGGAGGTGATACAAAAATCAAATTACTTGGCAATACTTCTATAACCTTACCATCTGGCAATTCAACAAGTGCAACTGTATAATTTCCGAATCCTTCATTCGATTCTTCCATTGCAGATGCCCATTGGTGAAATATGCCTTCACGCGTAAAATCAGTCTCCCAGCAATTTGTTCCATCTTGAATTACAGTAAGGTGAAATTCCGTTTTAGAAACTTTTATCGCTGGAATCCATTTTCTAAATAATACTTTTCTCATTTTTACTTTTCTTTTAATTCCCAACCATTAAGTCGGTACGTTTCTTTTTCTGCTTCTCCTTTTGTAAAATACGGCTCTGGTAATTTGCGCCCATAGGATGAAGTACCTATATATTCCATCTCAAATATATACCAGTTGTACCCCATCCTGTCGTAAATGTATTTAGGCTTGCTGTCGGGCATGGTTAAAGTTTATTAATTTCGCCTTTAGCCCATTTTTTGAATCCGCTAAATTTAGCCAAGATGTCTTGAACGAGTAAATCTGAATCCTCACCAATTGGCGTGCCCATTACAAACCCATCAATCCATGCGGTGAGCTTTTCTTTCTTGGGTGCTTTTTCAAGTAGAAGCTTTGCATTTTCTTCGTCTTGTTTTTTCACCATCTCTTTCCGGTCAAACTCCCATTGCAATTCTGCGCCTTTTTTCACTTCGGCAAGCTCTTTCGCATATTCAGTATCTGGCATATTTCGCATTTTATCGTAATCACGAATAAACACGATATATGGGCGAAGTTCTTTGTCGCGAGATTCGAGTTTTGCTACTCGTACTTTTTCGGCATCTGCTGTAGCTTGTTGTTGCGCAATAATTTCGTCTTGGCGTTTTTTCTCGGCGGCAGTTTTTTCTTCTGCTGCAATCCGGGCATCATTCATAATTTTCGCATCTTTTACCACTTGCATTTCATAAGCCACTTGTTTCGCTTCTTCTGCGGCAATTTTTGCATCTGATTCGGCTTTTTGTTTGGCAAGTTCCGCAGCAGCCTTCTCCTGTTCGATGCGGAGAATTTCAGATTGTTTTTTGATTTCAGCTTCTTTCTCTTCCGCAACTTTTTGCAAACGTTCTTTTTCGGCAAGTTCGGCTTTTTTGAGGTCGGAGATTTCTTTGACAATATCCTTAACGTTTAAATCAAACGTAACGTTTTCTAAGTCGCAAAGGTCTTTGTAACTGTAACTTATCTCACCGTACTTAAAGTTTTCATTTAAGTATACCAACCCAGTTCCAGCCAAAATTTCAAACCTTTGTTGGTCACGTTGCTTGCGAATTTCTGCCAATCGTACCTTTTCTTGTGCTTCTTTTTCAGCCCAAATAGCATCTTCTTTTGCCTTGACCAATCCAGCTAAAAATACATCAAACGATGCATCGGACATGTATTCAATTTCTTGGCGGGTAATTTCAGGAGCGACAGAAGCAAGTTTTAATAAGTGCGTTTGTACCTTTAACTCATGCTGTTCAACTTCGTAACGTTCAGCAGTTTTTTCTTTGTATTCAGCCGAAAGTTCAATTTCTTTGAATAGGATCTGCATAGTCTGTTTTGCTTTCAACCAAAGTTTATCCTCGGTTTGATATGAAAGCATTTTATCCTGTACTTCATCTCGCTTACCATTGAACACTTTTTCGGCAGCAAGTCGGGCGTTTTTAGCATTCAGTCGAGCTGTTTTAGCTAAGTTCATACCCATTTTATCCGATGGGTCTTTTACGACGATTGAATCAACTTGATTTTTCCAGTCCGCTGTGCCAGAGAAAATCTGTGTTAATACGTTATTTACTTCTGCACGTTTCTCTTCGGAAACTTTAAGTGCGATTGCCTGCACTTCTTCGGGAAGGACTACGACTGGTAGGGTGGTTTCTGTTTGTTTCATTTTGATTTGATGGTTATTTGTAATTCTTCATTTTTTAATGCGAAAAATAGGTTTTGAAGTTGGTGTAGATAGTTAGGAATACAGCAAAATACACCAAAGTCATAACCAGAATGGGTGAAGTTTTCATCTAATTCAGTTTTTGTATTAAATGTTACCGCACCTAATTTTTCATGTTGATATTGACCAATATCCACACATTCAAACCCGCACCATTCCGTTATGACTTCATGTGTTATGACTATTGGACAAACCATTCTTAATTGTAGATCGATACAGGGAGCCTCCCGCGTGTAAAATCCGGGTTTATAATTTTCGTACATTTTAACCGATCCGTTTTTGCACACCGATATATCATCGACCCTAAAAACAAATCCGCTAGTATCAGTAAGATAGTTCCCATGTCTTAATTCTTCTGCTTTTATCATATTTCAATTTTTAAAACATTAATCATTTCTAAATCTTTACCTGACTTCAGATACGCATCGGCATATCTAATTCGCTGTTCGATAGTCCGAATTTCAACAATAAGTTCATCCCTCGAAAATTCAAATAACAACCCTCGTGTCGGGTCGGTAACGCTTCGTAAATCCCAAGGATTATCATCAATTTGTGGGAGATATTTCAGTAGGAATATAGTTTCGACATTAGGATAAGCAAGTAATTGCGCAGCCATTTGCCAGATATGCTCCTTTTTTGCCATATCACGCTTTGTCATTAAGTCTAATGTTGGTGAAAAATAACGAACTGTATTTTTGCGACCAACAACACATTTTACTTCGACAAGGGATGCTATGTTGCGCTTTATATAATTATCGTAAGTTACATTCTCCACATCCCATACACCATTCATCACAAACGCATCAGGACTAACTCCGAACATCAAATCAGGATACGGTTCCTCAAATACCTTCTCAGTAAAATCGCTTTCGCAATGCAAGATATTTAATTCAGGTTTATTAGACCGAATCCACTCAATACCATAAGGTTCATTTTCGATTCCAAGTTGCATTGGTCGTGCATAAACTGGTGGTGTTGGTTCTCCTGTCAACCTTTGGTACTGCAATTCGTAAAGGTAGTCGATATTACCTTCAATCCATTTCCCACTTGCTGACATTAATTTATCAGCGTTTGATGCGGAAAATTTGCCTACTTTATGTAAAAACCATTCACGTTCTTTAGTTTCCATTTTCTTATGGCGTTAATAGTTTCTTTTCCATTTCTTCTGATACATCCGCAACCGCTTTTAGTTCAGCCATTGTATGAGTTTTCAGGTATTCAACCGTTTTGGCTAAGTCGGCATCGGTTACTTTCGGTTTCACTTTTACTGGCTCGGCAGGTGCTTTTGCGGGAAGTTTTGAGATTCTCAGTCCAACCGTTTCCCCACCATCTGTCACATCCTTGCATTTTTCCTTGGTCAATCGGACAGGATAATTTTTGAGTTCGTCAATGTTTTCATTCCCAGATAATTTGAACAACCTCTTGCGGTTGGTTGGATTGAGAATCATCGGCAAGGTCGTGTAGATATTCGGCTCAAAATATGCGACCCAAACACTTTTTTCGGAACGTCCGGCAACTTCTTCTGATTCCTTAAATTTTATTTCTCGGATAACTATGTAGGGAATATCGTTTCCCCCAGGAAGCATTTCGCATCCACTGTGCGTAATTTTCGATCCAGTTCTGTAATGTGTCATAATTTACTCCTCTTTTAAGTAATAATTATTTTTATACAATCGTATCTTAATCCATTTGGATTCATCTTTCAAGTCCTTATCAGACCACGACCGAGACATTTTATTTAGTTCTCGGTGCTGTTCTGACGAAACCAACTCCCCACTTTTGGAGAGTCGGTTTATTTCTGTTGCGAGTTCGGTTCGGGTCATGGCTTTTTCTTCTTTTTAAGCGTTTCCAATTCGTTAACACTTTCAACCGTTTGGTCGTGCATAACCTTATCTTCGGCAAGAATGATCGCATCGGATATAGTGTTTTGCCTCTCCACATCCTTCACTCTTGCCATCCTTTTAGCAGACCGTTCAATTATCCTGTAAAATTCAGTTACCAACTTTGCATCGTGAAACATCCACGCTGTCAGATATTGCGCCCGGACTAATTCGGTCAATTCATCCATACATTTGTTTGCGACAAGGTAATTTACCATTCCTGCTTCAAATGTAGTTGAGGCATACCATACTCCCCATGTTTTACTTGCGGATTCAAGATGGACGAAATCAGGTTCGATGGTTACACGATAAATGACTTCTTTGTCCCTGAATAATTCGATAATGTTTGCTTTTTGTTTCTTTTTGAATAGTGACATATTATTTTGAGTTTGGTGATTTAATTTTATCTAGCTCGACTTCTGCTTCTTGCGCTGTTTTGAATATAAGTCCATCTTTCATCCGACGTTCATCGACACTATGCTCCGCCCATGTACTATTAATAGTTATTATTGAATAGTACCTTTCGTTGAGTTTTGGCATCCACTTTTTCTCCCTTATCTTATCCGTGTCGAAATCGTATTCAAAACCAAGTTCGGAAAGTTCGGCTTGGAATTGGGTGGGAGTGAGGATTTGAATAATGGAATAGTCGGAGTTAAAGGCTAATGATGTATTTGACCCAACCATGTTCTGATTGTAAATATAATCCCCTTTATTTTTTATATTGCCAAACTCGCTTTTCCCACCATGCACGAAAAGTAGCTCCCTACTATTAACATAAGATATAACCTTCACACAATCCCCCACTTTTGGCTCAACCTTCAAATCCTCAATGCAAAGTTTTTCTGCATTCCATTGTTTACCGGCTTTGGCGAGGGCATCGAAAAGGAGTTGGGCTTCGGAAGGGGTGGCAAGGCGATGAGGTTCATTCCACCAATTGTAATTACAATCGCAATTCGCATCCCCATCATCGTACAATCTAAAGTGACAAAGATTACTGTCATCTGGGCCGTGCCTTTTCAATAAAATAATAGCCCTAGCACATTTAATTATATCCCCATTCTTAAACTCAACCTCAACCTTCGCTTTTTCAAACTTCGTAATAATCATATCTCCATCTTGTTCGATAGAAATTTCGGTGCAACCATCAGGAATGCGAAATGTTTGTTTTTTCATACTTCTTTTATTTTTCTAATTAATAATCGCTACAAAGATAATACATAACACTCAACTTTGGTGCTACAAAATTATTTATTTATGATTTATTATTATATCTTTGCCCACAATGAGTAAAATACGCCCATATTTACAGAAAACTATCTGGACTAGGAGAGCATCTTCGGATGTTTACTTTAAGCCAGAAGTCGCTTCATTCCTCCACACACAGGAAATGACCTTCGACATGGCTAATGTATATAGAATGACTCAACAGGATTTTATGGATGAGCTTCACCCTTCATCTCATAAAATAAATAGCGTCAGGTTTAGGTCGATGCGCGTCAAAACTAAATACAACGAAGCTACTCAAAAGCATGAATTTGATGGTTACGAAGATGTAGAACGTGTATCTATTGGTATTCAAGAAGCAGATAGACGACACAAAGTTACGCATACGTTTGGCAGACCTATGTGGTTCGGTGCTGAAGGTAAGGATGAAAAGAATAGCGAGCTTGTGACCAATTTCAATATGTATTGGAATATGGCAGGTATGACGGATGCGCTATCTGTGTGGGGTAAATCTCTATTCGGAACTGCCGATGCTGCAATTTACTTGTACAAGACAGAATCCGGCGATATTCAATATAAAGTATTTTCATACGAAAAAGGGGACGTGTTTAATTATACTAAAGATGAAAATGGGGATGATATTTTCGTAAGAATGATTAAGGTCGACAACATCCAAACCGTTGAAATATATGGAAAAACACACGTTGACGTATGGGTTAATAATACTCAATCAAAAGATGTTTTGGACATATTTAATCGGGTAGTGCAAAAGCTTAAAGGAAGAATAATCACAAGCTCAGAAGATGGATTTGACCAAATATCCCATACAGCACACGGATTAACTCAATGTCCAATAATGTACTGGCGTTTACCTGATGTAATTTGGGGTAACGGACAAGATGTATTGGAACGTATAGAACGTATATTATCCGACCTTGGAGAAAATAATAAATATTACGCTTATCAAATTCTTTTTATTGCTGGTGCTGTAATGAACCTTCCTGCTGTCGGAAAGATGGGCAAGGTTGTTGCCAGTAAATCAACCGATGGAAAAGCTGAAATACTTAGTCCCGCAAACGCAAGTGATACATTTACACTCGACCTAAATACAAACTTTGAATTACTGTGGGAAACGCTTGGAATGGTAGTCTTAGACCCGAAAGATTTAAAAGGAGGTGACTACTCAGGTGCGTTTATCAAGAATCTATATTGGAGAGAAGTACAGTGGAGCACCAATATGATTGCTGAATTACGACCTGCATTTACGAAGTTGATTTCAATTTTTAAAGAATTGGTTTCAATAATTGAAAACGACAAAGGGTATAATAAAATAAAAATGACTTTCCAACTTACTCCATTTGTGCCTAAGAACGAACTTGAAGAAGTTACCATGATAACGACTGCTAAAGCTGCTGGGTTAACATCTGTGCAGACTGGATCAGGCGAATTGGATTTCAACAACCCTAGAGAGTTTGAGAGATTGCAAGAAGAAACTGCGAAAAAAGCGGAAGCAGATGCAAAGGTAGCGGAAACTAAAACGCCCGTGATAGCCAATACGCCGGCAGCCGACCCACTATTGAAGATAGACAATAAATTAAAAACTAAATAAAAACACAATGAACCACCAACCACCAAAACCAAAAAAACTTATTGTAGCTATTTTTAACTACAATCACAACGAAAACGCCCAGCGGTTAAAGGAAATTTTTCAGCCGTACTTCCCGACTTACATTTTCGATTCAGGGTCTTCTCCTGAATGTCCGAACGCCATCCATTATGAAAACATCTACTACGGTGGCATGCTTAATGAACTTATTAAAAAAGGCAAGAATTATGAATGGTGTTGCCTAATCACATCGGATGTAGAGATTGCTGACGAAATGGTGAAAGCCATTCCTGAAAGAATGATGCAGGTGTGGAATAACCCACAAGCAGGCAATTATCAACCATCTTGTGTTCATCAGGGGCGTTCACATGACTATGGATACAATAAGTCCACTGGAAACTTCCGTTCCGTGCCCTACTTTGAAGGGTGGTTCCAAATGTTTAGGACAAGTTTGGGATTTTCGGTGGACTTATCTTTAAATCGCATAGGTTGGGGAACTGACCTTTACTTGTGTAAGCGCGCACGAAACAAAGGACTAATAAATATAGTCGATGATGCCGTAGCTGTATTGCACCCAAGAGAAACTGGATTCAGTAATTATGAAGCTAATCAGCAAATGTTGGCATGGAAAGCGACTCTACCTGATTTTGAAAACCAAATTAAAACCGGTATCGGTATAATCTGTTACGAGGGTACTGAGCACTTACGGGAGATCATAGAGGAGATCCGTGATGAGGTTGACCACATAGTATTGCTTTGGTCAGATAAAAGTTATATGGGTAAAGACTGCGACCCAATGGACAAGGATGAGACGGACCGACTTATACTCGATGGGCTGGTTGACAATATTATCGAATTTCCAGTTATTTCTTACGTCCCTCCTCGTGAACAAGAAACCATCCGACGTAACCAGGGACTTGCATACTTCCAATCTATCGGAATTGATTATGCTTTGATTATGGACTCAGACGAGTTCTACCATAAAAAGGAGTTTCATTCAGCAAAAGAGGTTGTACGACAATGGCTGCCACAAGCTACATATTGCTATTACAAAAATTACTACAAGTATAAAAACTGTGAGCTTCAGGATGATTGCTTTCCAACTCCGAGAGTAGTTCCATTCTTGTGTCATACGTCACAACGGTTCAAGTTTGATATTCCGTTCGCAAATCCGTCCGACCCAACACGTAGGATGTGGACTCATTGTAATATATTCTTCCAAAAGGAGCAAATTACAATGCGTCACTGGAGTTGGATACGGAAAGATATTCGCAAAAAGATTTTAAACTGGTCCAGTATAGATGTATTCCCGAAACACGAAATAGACGAAATGATTGATTATTTTGAAAAGTTCGATGTAAATCAAACAGTGACGAGAATACCGCACAAGATTTTAAAGAATAAGGTTGGAGTAAAATTTGATGAAGATGGCAGAAACGAAGATACACGAATTTGATCCGGTAATATATCCAAGAAAATTATGGGTATGTGTGAATGCTACCAAGGAGAGTTTATGTACCACATTTGAATTTGACGGAACTGAAGCTGGAATCGAGGAATCTTTAAGGAAAAATTCAGCAGCAGTTTGTTCGGTTACTCGAATATCGGATGATTCTGTTGGGGTATTGGTATTCACAGCACATAAGGCATGGCTAATAGGTTCGGTTATAGCTCACGAATCTGTCCATGTAGCAGATTACTACTTTGAAGGACTAAGTATGACAGCACAGACGTTTGAATGCGGTAACGAGCCATACGCATATCTTGTTGGTTGGGCTGCAAAATGTATTAATCAGGCGAGAATAAGTAAATAAAAACTAAAAAAAATAAATATATGCTAACCACCCTAGGAAGAAATAAACCAAACGGCAAAACTGCCGCAGTAATTGAAAATATAGACGGCAGTGTCTACCTGAATACCTACAAACAAAAGAACGGAATGTCCGACTTCTCTAGTTTAGTTGAATCCGTATTGTTAGACGATGCAAGAATTAATTCTATTGTTGAGTATTACAATAGACTAAAGTAAATAAATTATATATTCTGGTTTTTCCATTTTTCGTACCCAAGTTGCTTGTGAAAGTAGTTTGGGTATTTTTTATATGTTAAAGTTTCGATGAATGTTTGGAAAATAGAAAAATGTGATATATCTTTGTGGCATCAAAATTCGTTTGATGTTTATTTGAAATTTCGTAAGACGAGGGGGCGGTTCCCTCCAGCTCCACACAATGTCAGTTATTGTAGCTAACCTGTCGCTTTAGTACAGTTCAATGTGTTTATCGAGCATGGTCGGTTTAAGGGGCTGATATAGTTATTGATTACGGACAGAGTAGGGTAGAAGGAGAATTTTGTTAGCTATAAAAGGCAAAACTATCAACACGTTTAATGCACCGCTTAGAGCAGTAGCGTAAGACCGCAAGGGAGCGAAATCCACGAACATCAGGGTGAAAGTCCCTGTTATTTGAGACTTAAAGTATTTTTGGAGGTTGAATCAAACATAGCGGTTGTCATTGTCTTGACTACGATACGGGGATGTTTGCAAATAAGAATATGTTATACCTCACTAGATTTAGTAACATATTTGGAGTATGGTTGATTCGTAATATTCATAACCATATTTGCGAAAACGACTGACACCGATAATTCGGTAAATGGGACGATAGCTTAATAGGCAAAGCAGCGGACAACTAAGCCGTTTATGTGGTTCAACTCCACGAGTTCCACAATCCACAGAGCAGAATCAAAGCGTTGAGAGTTCAAGAGTAAAACACGCCCAATATGTAAATAGGCAGAAGGGAACGGAAAAGCACGGTAAGGTAACACAAAGTAAGGTAGGTGCATTAAAGGTGAATATGGTAGAATTTGAGCTAAAATTCGATGAACGCAGCGAGTAATCGCAAAAGAAATGTCGTAAGACGAGCCCCACACTGGGTATTGCAGTGTGGGGTTATTTTTTACCATAAACATATAATTTCCTTAAATAAATATAAAACGTTTGGAATATAAAGAAATGGGTTGTATCTTTGTGGGGTAAAAAATAAATACAACAAAAAAATGAAAAAATTTAAGAAAGGCTATTTTAATAAATTAATTAAGAGGGAAACGATAAAAATTAAACCTGCTTCATCATCTCCATTGAATATGGTAGATGCACCACTTTTTGCTTCGAGCGTAGGGGTTTTAAGGAGACTCTATCCAATTAATTCAAAATAAAGCTATATGACAAAACAAGAAGTAATCGAATTAATTGAAGCTGGACAAGAAGTCAAAACAGTTACCGATGCCCTTGGATTTTACACATTCTACATAGAATCGATGGGTTTAGGCTTATGTGCATATCACCACAGTAACGCCGATATGTGTAATGGAACTTGGTTTCAGGTGCAAGAGAATGATGAAATATTAAATATAATTTTAACACCGCAATAAAATGGAAGGTACACTTATAAGGCTTAAACGCAAAGAAAACATTGACGGAAGAACTGATTCCGAAGTAGCCGATGCAATGATACAGAGTATGGCAAAGCAACTTATCGCTGATGGTTATTTGAGGTTCTGGAAATCCGAAGGTAAAATGGAAGCTGAAATGGACATCGCGGACGATACTTTAAGATTACCTGCGTGGGGTAGAGAATTATGGAATCCGTACAGTAAAGAAGAAACGGGAAGTGAAGCTGTTTGGAGAAAGAATAAATAATAAAATAAGAGCATCCTAACCCGATGCTCTTTTACCACCCAGAATATAAACCAGCATAGTCGCTTTCGTTAAACTCAACCTAAACCTCTTTCCTCTCTTTCCCGTCCAACACAAATATCACACGCTATATCAATGTCGAATGGTGTTTATCATCTTGATTATTAATTATTAATTATTAAATTTAAAACAAAATTATTATGAAAACAACTTGGAAAGAATTTATTGAATGGGCTATACCCAATGAAATTGAAAGAGAAGCGTTTCGAGTATTTGTAAAGAATGCGATTACTGGAGTCTGCAACGATAAAGCGATGTTATTGTTCGGAAGTGGAGCTAACGGTAAAAGTGTATTAGCCAATTTGCTTTGCAATATAGTTGGAGAGTCTGGTTTTGTAGATAGTGGCTGGATAAGCCGTTCTTTGCCGTTAATAGAAGGAACACGTATCATGTTTATTGATGATGGTCTTAATGGGTTGGTCAACTATGATATTTTGGAAGGCATTATTGATAAGTCACCAATCTATATTGAGGGTCATGGAGAATACGCACGAGTATTAACAGATTTTCCGAGTATTATTATAGTTGAAAATAAATTACCAAAATTCGATGGTGTACTAAGTAGGTCATTTATCATAAATATGCCAAACATTCCAGAGAAGCCAAATCCACAACTTTTATCGGAGCTTATTGAGGATTTAGATACGATAAAAGAATGGTTTTTAGCATAAAATAAAATAAGAGCATCACCCCCGATGCTCTTTTACCACCCAGAATATAAACCAGCGTAATCAGATTCCGTAAACTCGACCTCAATTTCTTTTCTTGCCTTACCATCAAGCACAAATATCATACGATATATCAATGCATCCATGTAGTCAGGAGAATATCCGAATCTATCCTTAAATTCGTCTTTTGATTTATAGTAAAATTTATTTCCTTTCATTGTTCTGCGAAATTCATCGGACTCCTCTATAAAGATATTAAGTATTTCCTTGCCGCTCTTCTTCTTGCCATGAGGAAATAATCTATCTTTATCAACTACACATGATATTTGGCCAGTTTCAAGCATATATTGAGCCTTTCCCATTAATTGTGACCTAACGTTATAGTACAATTCCATCGTTACTGCATTGCCTGCCTCATCGTACTCTTGTATGGGTCGCATATTCGATGTTATTGGTCTACCATCCGTATAACCTTTAAGGTAAAAGCCAATCCCAGTCGCATCGAATGACATATTTTGAATTGGCACTTTATAATTATTAAGCGTTGCTTTTATCCATAATTCCAATTCTTTAGGATCTCCCTCAAAGTTTTCGACAGCAATTATAGTCAACTCTTTCCATATAAATAAAACGCAATTATCACCACCTCCTGCAACATCTAATGATGCATACATCGTTTCGCCCGGCTTATACGGATTAGTCCATATATCTTTTACCATTTGGCGAGATACCATTGCCATTCCTTCAGTTTCGGCATTCCAATCTTCATCAAATAATTTTCTAGTTTCCGTATCCCCAAGATTAAAGATGTTTGCTGCGTGTTTCCCTTTCGTAGCAGATAATAATACCATGTTTTCGGACATCTTACAAGGTCTGAATGTAATGCTCATTACAAAATCTTCGGCTACCATACCTTTTGCTTTTAAATCCTCTGGCACTATGATGTGAGCCTTTTGCATAACTTCTTCTCTTGTGTCTCCCCATATTATATCCTTAACCGAGTCCCCACCGATTTTCGCATAACGAACCTTTTCTATCCTCTCAGGGATTACACGTCCATTTTCGTCAATCCACCAGTCAATCAACTGACGAGTAAAGTGGTGTGAATTGGTGTTAAATGTCATTATAAATTTTGGCGGTACTTTTGAGCTATCACGATTTCGACTTAATAGGTAGTTTATAATTTTCCAATCATGGTCTGTCGCTTCATCTATAAATATGGCTGAGTTTTGAAAGTTCTTGAATTTTTCTTGTGCATCGAAATAACCCTTTTCTGTCTCTGCCGAAAAATTAGCGTGAGTAAAAGTAACCGATGTTCCCCATATCGGCCATGAGAAAGTAGGGTTATCGCTGCCTGTAAATTCTGACCCGCCAAAATCAAAAACTCTTTTAGCATCGTCTATAATTGTTCCAGAACCGCCCTTAGTTGCTATAAGTTGTTTTTTTACAATAAGACAACCATATCCCTTTCTGTGAATACCATCCAATGCTTTTAATAGGAGCCCCAAGGTTTTACCCCCACCTGGCTGCCCACCCAGTAGTATAATGTCGGCAGGAGAGGTGAACATAAATTCCTGCAATCCCTCTTGTGGAATATAGTCTACATTATCTCTGACTTCAACTCCATTGACAAAAACCTTACCCGCTTTTTGTACAGTACCTTTTTCTCGTATTACCTTCGGATATAACTCCGGCCACTCAGCAAACTTATTTTTCAGAATTATCATAAATAAGAAATTTTCTACAAATATAATACAAAATTTGCAGATACATATTTTTTGCAATATATTTGCCACCTATAATACCACGAAACACGTAGTATGCTCAAATTAAACTAAATAGAAACCCTATGAAGTTCACCGCTTTAAACGCCAAGGAAAGCATCCTTGCAAAATTGGGAAGCACCCGAAAACTTAGTGACCGAAGTATTGATGAAATGATTGTAAATGCGATGGCATTTGCTAGTGAAGAAACAGAGTTAGCAGACTTTTTAAAGAATGCAGAACCGATGTTTGTAACCGCTAATGGAAATCTTATCAAAGAACAATCAGATTTTGTCAAAGATTGGGAAACTAAAAACCCGAAACCAGCAACACCGGCAGCAGTCCTACCAGTAACACCTACAGGCGGATTAACAGCCGAACAGGTAGCAGCAATTGTAACTAAGTCACTTGAACCATTTGCATCAAAGCTTGGCGAAATTGATACACAGCGTACAACTGAATCTATTTTTACTCAGGCGCAAAAAGCATTTCTTGGCACAAACAAGCTTGATGAAACAAACGAGCGTGTAAAGCTTATTAAGGAACGTGTTTTTTCAACGGTGAAAGCTACTATCGGGAAGGATTCAAAAGTGGAAGATATTACCGCTACCATGAAATCCGAATTTGATGATTTGGTGAAAATTGCAGGAGTTGATACTCCTTACATTCCAGCCGAAGCATCAGGAGGACACGGAAACGCGGATGATGCCCAATTTGCAGGAGCAATTAAAACGCTCCAAGGGTTAGGCAAACTTCCTACACTAGAACCCGCAAAAACAAATTAGTATTAACTTAACAAATTAACAAAACATGGGCTTTTTAAATCTAGGAGGTTTTGATGTAAACGCATCTGCCTCTCAATCATTCGGTGGGTTTATCCCCATATGGATGGCACAGGAAGATATAGGCGTTTTACCAGGTGGAGGTCAGCTTGCAGCCGAATATCTGGTTGCGAATACTATAATTCCAGCAGGAACACCTATTTACCAGGCATCCATTGGTGGAGTACAAATTCCGCTTGAAGTTTTTGAACTTACTGCTGATGTTTCTACTGCCGATACTAATATTACCATTAAAAAAGGTAATCTTGGAACAGTACCAACATCCAGTCATATATTTATGGTAGCACCCGCATCAGGTATAACTGGTAAAGCTGCTGTAAATACAGCCGTTGCTATCAACGCATCGGGTTACTACGATGTAAGTATTTCTGCAAATGCAATTGGAGCTGCAACTGCCGGTGATTATCTGGTATTTGGCGCATCTGCTAATGCTGCTGCTATTATGAAAGCACCCGCAAATGGGCTACTTTTGCATGATTGTGTTATTGGTATAGGAGCTATCGCAGCACACCTTACGATTGTATGGGATGGTGAAGTATTGGAAGATCGTATTCCAACAGTTCCCGCAAACATCAAGGCTCTATTGCATGATATCAAATTCATTAAAGAACTATAGCCATGAATACTTACCCAACCGCAACATACGACTTATTGGCTGGCGCACTAGGTGTGAACAGCGCATATAAACTCCAAGGTTTCTTGGATACTGTGATGGCAAGCAAATACAATTCCGCACAATGGGATGGTTTTAGTTTTGCTCCGGCAATGCAACTCGATTTTACTTACGAGCAAATTCAGAAAGAGTTGAATCTTTATAAAATGGCAACTTACGTGTCTAACGATGCCGATGCTATTCCTGATGGAACAAAGGGATTTACCCTATCAACAGGTAAAATTCCTCGTCAGAAAAAAGTTCAATTTTACGATGAAGATTCTTGGCGTAAACAAGCAATTCTTAATCAAATGTATGGTGCTGCGGCTGATTCCGCATTATCAAACGCACTTGCTGAATTGTTCAATAGAGTTGATTATTTGATTGGTGGTCATACAATGGCTATCACTTATCAACGTCACCAAATGGTATCTGCTCATCAATTGGAACTTACCAATACAAACAACCCTCGTGGTATTAAAGATGTTTTCTCTGCTAACGTACCTGCTGCCAATATAACTACGTTAACAAGCACTAAACGTTGGTTTACTACCAATACGAGTGGAGTATATACAGTAGACGGTGCTGCAAGTAATCCAATTCAGGACTTGACAGATATGATTTATACTGCTGAACTGAAAGGTATTACTGCTAAACACTTTGAAATTGACCGCTTATATGCCCGTCAAATTGCCAATCATCCAAAGATTATTGCTGCAATCGGCGCATATTTGTATCCAATGTCAGAAACAGTTTCGCAAGCAGCCGCTACCGGTTTAATTCAACTTGAAAAGAGAATGCAGATTCTTGGAGAAATCTTAGGATGCCCATTCACTTTGATTGACAGTATTGTAAACACTGAAAAGACGGTGAAAACGAATAATGTGTTGACACTGGAAGATACTCAAATCCGGTCATTTGCAGATAACGTTATCGTTCTTGTACCAGATGGACAATTGGGAGAAATTTTAGCTGTTCAGCCTTTTGCTGCTACAGGTGCATTATCAACCGCTTCTTATTACGGTGGTAGATTACTGATGACTGTAACCGCTGATCCTAAACGCAAGATTCAACAGTTTGATACGGAAATGACTACTTTGTTAGTTCCTGACAAACCAAAATTCATGTGGTACTTACACCCTTACGCATCGGCTTAACCTATGACAATCAACCAATATCTACAGGCAACTCTCACTAATTTCACTTTTTCAGACGTTTTTATTGAAAAAGCATTACTGAAATATGGAATTACAAGTGGCGCAGATGCCGCAGATATTGGTGAACGGGAAAGGGATTTAAGCGAGGCAGAAATGTGGGATGCTGCTGCCGGATTTATTTCTGGCGGCGGTGGATTGGTAAAGATTGATAACAGGAGTGTTGGAAATTCTTCTTTTTCTGCAACTCAAAGCGACCGTGCTGCTTGGCGTAGTAAGGCGGATGCATTGAGAGCTAAATGGGGAGAAGTTTCAGTAGATAGTGGAATTATTTATGATGCATCTAACTTATGGTAATAGATAGCTCTATATTCTATCCTGACACTTGCGTAATATCAAGGTTCGATGGATCAATCAATGCAAGTACTGGAGACGAAATTCCTACTTCTGTGTATTCAGGAATATGTGGGTTTAATTTAAATCATACCGGAGATACTGCATTGAATGGATTAGAATACACAAGTGCCCCAAAAATAATCATACCGACCTACGATGTACTATTCAAGGTTAACGATACCGTTATTGTAACTTGTTGGTCAGGGAGGATTATTAAGGGGACACTTAAAAATTATGATCCGTGCAATTATCCGGGAATGACAGGTGCAACAATTTGGTTGAAACAAGGACAAGATGAGTAAATTTTCTGCACAAAATGCATCTATTGTCGGTTCTAAAATGAACGGAGGTGGTTACTTTGCCAACATCCAGAAACTTCGATTAGTAGCCGATGAAATAATGCAAATTGGCAGAGAGTCGATACCTTACGATACTGGAAATTTAATGGACAGTACGGGAATTGGAATTTATATAGATGGAGTCTTAATTGATTTCAGATATGAAAACCAAGCCAATGTACCGCAAACATTTCATGGACAAGTAGTATGGGGAAAAGACAAACTTGACAAAGCATTAACTCTTGGAGCATCTATTTATAATACTGGCGTTTGGATAGTGCTGTTTTCTACAGTTCCTTATGCAATATATCAGGATAGATTAAGTGGGTTCTTTACAGACGTAATGAAATCAAATATGAAATACCTTGTTTTATCTCAATTTAAAACGAAATTATGAGCGCAGTTCCATTAAATATAGATGTATCAACTCCACTAAGAACCTTGATGGCTTCTGCCGGTGCTGATTGTTCGATTTATGTAAATGGCGGATTACCTAGTTCTGGATTGCCTGCTTCGTTTATCTTAATTGAGCCAAACGGAGGAATTAAAACCAACGCTAGTAAATTCGGAAATGCATTCTGCGTTTTATCAGTTTCGATTTATGTTGCATTACTGTCGAATGGCGCAGTTAACCCGACCAAAGAAGATATACTTCTTGGCAAATTTCAATCACTGTTTCAGTCCGTAATAAAAACCACAGTGGGGTCAAATCATTTTACCTATGAACTTTCGGCAAATCCAATGATGTATTCAGGGAAAAGTCTAATTTCAGGGTACTCAACAAAAATATTAAACGTAAATTGTTTTATAAACTATTAAAAAATTAAAATTATGGCTAATACAATTGGATATTTTCATACGACGCTCGACGCTATCTTCAACGGAGTAGGCGATGTAGTAACGTTTGATACCGTAATAGATGCATCTTATGGTGCATTATCACTCTCCGGTCTTGCCAATGGTAAATCGTTGGGAAATTTGTATAACGGAACTGCAAAATATACCGGTTCTGCTCCGACTATCACTAATTTGAAGAACGAGCAAGGCGCGGCTGTTTACAGTTACCCAGAAGATGGAACATTTTCTTTTGAAGTTGTTGTCATGGGATTGAATACTGAAAATGTTGTTAAGTTCTTAAAAGGTGCAACTGTTACATCTTCGGATTCTTCTATTTCTTGGCAGGGTGCAGGTGCTGTTCATACAGGTTTTGGAGATGCTGTTGCATCTCAATTCATGCCAGTTTCTTGGCTTAACCGAGAAAAAACTATGGCAGTTACATTCCCTAAAGCACTTGTTGTTGCTACTCCGATAGATCAAGAAAAAGGTATTGGACTGAAATTGACATTTACTGCTCAGTTGATTCCAAAAACTGCAACGATGAACACGTTCATTATCTCTTCCGGAGTTACTGTGAATTATACTGCATAACTTCCAGTAAAAACCAAAGTAAAAGCAGGGTGGGCGGTTTAACCTACTCTGCTTTTTTTTATTGAACTAAAACCACCCAAAAAAATATGGCGACCACTAAAGACAATTTACTATTACAGCAAATAGAAAATAATGACCTAGTCATTACATCTCTAGGAAGCAAAAAGATTAAGATCCGCAGGCTTGGAAATTCCATTGCTGCAAGGTTTGATAAATATACAGCGGAGGCTGAAATATCATATACAGAAAATGGACTTCTGATAAATATGTCCAACAACAGAAAGTTAGTTCCTAAATGCGTATCGTTACTAATATTACACGGATGGTTGAAGGTGCATTTATTCCATTGGATTTATTGGAGATACTTAGATATAAAATATACCCAGAAAGAACTAGGAGAGCCATTAAAAGGAGGACTTAGCATGGGGGAGTACAATGGCTTGTTGACCAATTTGGTTTGCCTTCAGGACAACAGCCAGATAATCCAAAGAGCGACGAAGGGGCTTATCAGGAATACAGTTCTCGCACAAAACTCGGAAGCAGAAACCAAATAATAATCGAGTTATACGGAGCAATAACCCCTTATACGGTTTATAGATACTGGTGGGTCGATAGTATCGCAAAACAGACTATCATGCTCTTGGATAAATCCGGCTTACGCAAAAAAGGGTCAATTCCACCGGACCCATCAAAACAGGTGGAGCAATTAAGTCAAGAACAAGTAACAAACGTTCTTGCATCATTTGGAATTGGTACACAAGCCGAAACCGAAGAACAGAAAGTTGAACGGATAAGAAACAAATTTAATAACGAATAGTTATGGCAGGCGAAGAAGAATTGATTTTCCCGATGCATCTTGATTTAGATGTTACTAATTTTTCTGCTGATTGGGCAAAAGTAGAACCTGAATTACAGGCGATTATTGACGCAAAACCTATATATGCTAAGATAAATATAGATGATGCTGCGTTGAAAGCGGCTGTTTCTAATTTGTCTAAACTTCAAGCGGGAGGAATTAAACCAGGTTCTCCGGCCGATGCCAGAATGATGATCGCCAATGAAAAGGCAAAGGCTGTCGCACTTGCCGCCACAACCAAAGCCATCAATGCTAATGCTATCGCTACTGATAAAGGTAGAATTGCCGCCGCCAATGCTGAAAAAGCTGAAATAGCACTTGAACGTGCGAAACAACGAGGTATATCTGCCGTTAATACCCAGAACAAAATGTATCAAGCTCAGCGAGGTGTTCTTAATGGACTTTCTCAAATGGCTATGAACTATGTTTCGGTAATGGGCGCATTCAATCTTGGGCAGAATATAATCAAAGTTACCGCTGAATTTGAAATGCAGAAAGTAGCTCTTGGTGCAATCATTCAAAATAAACAGGCTGCTGATAAATTATTCTCACAGGATGTTGAACTTGGGTTGAAATCTCCATTTCAAATAATGGATTTGGTGAAATACACCAAAGAGCTTGCCGGGTTTAGAATTGAAACTGACCAATTATTTGAAACTACAAAACGACTGGCGGACGTTTCTGCAGGTGTAGGTACGGATATGTCTCAAATCGTATTGGCTTATGGTCAAGTAAAGGCAGGTACAGTCCTAAATGGAAAAGAACTCCGGCAATTTACATACGCAGGTATTCCGATGTTACAAATGCTTGCAGATAGGTTTACTATCCTGCAAGGAAAAGCTGTGTCTACTGGGGATGTATTCAAAATGGTTACTCAACGATTGATTAAATTTGGTGATGTAAAAGCCGTATTTGAGGCTATGACCAATGCGGGTGGTGTATTTTTTAACATGCAGGAAATTCAATCTCGAACATTAAAAGGGTCTTTATCCAACTTGGTTGATGCCTACCAAAAAATGTTCATGGAAGTGGGTAATGCCAACATGGCTCCATTGAAATCCACCGTAGATGGCATGAAGGATTTGATGGCGAATTGGGAAACTGTTGGGAATGTTATAACTACTGCGGGGGTTGCTTATGGTGTTTCAAAGTTGTCAATGATGGCATATAATACCGTACTTGGTGAATCGAATGCAAGAATGCTGGAGTCCATTGGTTCTGATAATGCAAAACAAGCATCGTTACTAAGGGTGCAGTCTAGGTATATGGCGTTGAATGACGTAGAATCTGCTAGAATAACACTGGGTAAAAGTATAACCGGAGCACAAATATCTGAATTGATGTCTACTGATAAGTTGTCAAAGGCATCTGCGCTAAGACTTGTTTATCTTGGGAAAACTACAGAAGCGCAAAGGGCAGCAATGGTTACTACAGGAAAAGTAGCAGAATCCGAGGTTGCATTAGCTATGGGTAAAAGATTAACCAATGCACAATCCCTTGTGTATAATCAATCCCTTGGTAGTTTAATTACAGCAAGGGGTACAGAGAAATTGTCGTTATGGGAGCTGAATACAGCAGAAATTCAGCAATTCAAAACAAGGACATTACTATTAGCTCAAACTGGAACTTTGTCTGCCGGTAATAGAGAAAATGCCATAAGCATTGGCCTAGTTACCGAAGCCGAACTAGTCGGAGCAGCATCAACCAAAGCCTATTCTGGAGCGTTTGGTGGTTTAATGCGGGGTGCAGCTATAGCCACTGCTGGAATTAAAGCCTTCGCAGCATCAATTTGGGCTACCGTTACCGCAATGGCTCCAATGGCAATAGCAATGGCTGCCATCTATGGTGGATACGAATTGGTAATGTCATTAACATCGGCTGAAAGAGAACGCAAGAAACAAATAGAAGAAACCGCAAAGGCTGCATTGTCTTATACAACAGAACTAAAAGAGGCGTATAATTCAGTAAAGAATATCGTTGAAAGTGGGTT